TCGTCAAACAGATATACACCCAGATTTCCGGCTGCGGCCTCGCATTGCAACTCCTTCATAACGCGAACTACGTCCTGGGGAATAGCGCGAAGCGATCCGGTAAACTGAACGGGATTGCCACCCAGAAAAGTAGGAATACCACCCAGATCATCGTTGCCACCGCTTGACATTCTGGCATCGCCACCTGAATCTGCGGGTGCATTGATATAAGGAGAAATGACAATCTTTGAACCGTTAGCTGCGGCCATCTTTGAAGTCCAACTGGCTTTCAGAGTAATGGTCGGGGTTGTGGGAGTACCTGATGCGGCGGCAAAACTGTTTACTGTTCCGTCTGCCTGACGCAATCTTTGAAATGCTACTTTCTGAATTTGGCCGAAATTCTCCGGACATTGCACATTAGGAATTGTGGTAATCGCGGTAGAGGCCGGGCACTGGCAAATGAGCGACATAATAAAAATCTTTTTGAGTTAATAAATTATTTATCACGGCCTTCCCCTTGCCGTATTTTATTCATATTTCCAAATGTACCCACACGCACTTTTTCTTATTCCTTTAGCACAACGGGAAATGTTAGATTGATTTGTATTCATTCCTCTTGCGGCTTTTATGACTGAATCATAAGACTTAATGTAATTTCCGTGTTTGTCATATTGACTTACTCTTTTGCTATTAGCCTTACTGATTCCGATAGCCGCTCTCGCACTTCTCGTTCCATAATTGTTATTATAAGTCCGATTGCACCATTCAAGATTCTCCACTACGTTGTTTGTAGTATCTTCATCTTTATGGTTTATTTCCGGAAGGTTATTGGGGTTCGGAATGAAAGCAAGAGCAACCAATCTGTGAATCTTTATCTTCTTACATTCGCCCTTCTTGCATAATTTGACGAATAAATATCCGTCCCAAGATTTTTGTGGCTTCCTCACTCCATTCTTACTACGGACTAAACCTGTATTGCTAACCTCATAATAACCCTCATAGTTGGGTACATCTTTCCAAAGAACCATTGCCGATTAGATTTTTCTGGTTAAACATTGCCGATTTATCAAAAAAGCGGATTTGCAAGAATCGGCACTTGCTTTTCAGTTAGTTGTACGGTCTAACCTATCCGCTTTTGGTGCAAAAATACGTTGTTTTTTTATATTTTCTAATTTTGACTGATTTTTTTTGCTTTTAGCGGACTTTTATGCCCCTATTGTAATGACTGTACGGTTTGTTATTGCCATTTGCCAACTCTTTCAGATAGACAGACGTAAGACAGTCCACTCCATCATCGTGTTTGTTGGCATTGAAGTTGCGTAAGAAACCCGTAACGTGGTTGTAGAACTTCTCAAACCTCTGCTCCCAACCAATCGGCATAACAATCTGGGAGTTTACAAACGGTGCGTTAGTCAAAACCCTGGATTCCTTGTTCGTGGTTTCGTGATAGGGAATCGTCAAGGCCCGAATCTTTCTCTTGATATTCTTCTCAAACTGCGATCCACCGTTGTTACTCTCCACCCAGACCTTCTGGACTTTATTCGCGTTTATCAGACGGGGTACAGTCACATAAGTAACGTCTGTGGGAGCATCAGTAAACTCCACGTCAGTCACTAACGCAAACAGAAGCGGCTCAAAACGTCTGGTGTTCTCGTTAAACATCCTCTCTGACGATTGCATAATGTCATAACTGATAGCACATAAGAAGTCAGAACCTTCATCGGCCACATCTACGCAACAACCACTTCTGATATAACTCCCGTATTCCTCTCTTGACGTGTATTCCTTGAAGGGAGCGAACAAACGGCCCTCTGCCGTTTCCGGATGGCCCTGGTAAAGACATTGGAAACCCATCGGGTCAAGTTCCTTCTGCGCTTCCAGACGTTCCAGAGAATGACGTTCCGGCCATAAGGCTTCTCCAACCTCGCGTGTGTCAATCTCATTCGGGGGTGTAGTCTTGATCGCCTCAAAATTCACGATTACCCACGCATTATTCGGTACGTTGTCAAAATCACTCCATTTCGTAGCGTAAATGACTTCCTCGCTCTCTACTATCTTTCCGATAATATCCTCCGGATGCCAACGGGTAAAGACAATAAGCTGCTGCGAATCATTATGCAAGCGGGTACGCGCTACTTTCGTGTACCAATCCCACGCGGCTTCTCTGATAAGGGGAGAATTGGCCTCTGACGCATCCTTATACAAATCGTCCATTATCAGAATATCTGCGGTCTTTGAAGTCAACGAACCACCACGTCCGACTACCCTCAACGAACCCGAATGGTTCACAATCTCAAAGACATCAGAGTTTCGCAAGAAATTGTCAGATACAGTCACTACGTTTGAATCATTCAAGACAGTATCGGGATAAATCGCGTGATACTCCGGAGAATCAATGATCCTCTGAACGTCACGGTTAAAGTCTTTCGCAATCGTAGCCGCGTAAGACGCAATAACAATCTTCAAATCGGGATTCAATCCCAACATCTTGGCCGGAAGGAATCGGGAACTACCCTGGCTCTTGCCGTTCTGCGGGGGTGCTTGCACAATCAGATTCTTAACTTTACCCGTAGCAAAATAATCCAATATCCGATAATACGCACTATGAAACCGCGTTGCTTTGAAATGCGGATCTATATATCGGGCAAACCCTTCCATCGTCCGTTTCGCATACTCCTGAAAGATAATCTGCGGATTCTCCGCAATGATCTGCTGAATGTTCATATATCGCTCTTTATCCAGAAGTCATAAAGCATATACTCCGGATGCTTCGCAATCCACCGCTCTGAATCACGCTTCATCCATTGCCAATGCAACCATAACTTCACTATCTTTTTCATTCCAAAAAGTGTTTTGTCGGGCCAAAACATATCCTGACCGCGATTTGACCCCTTGCGTTTCCGCAAAAATAACCACTTTTTCCTATATAGACATAAAAACGGTTACTTTTCTGTTCCAAAACCAAAACTTTTTGTCGCGTTTTTCTACCAATAGATACAAAACAAAAGTGTTTTCTCGGCAATTTCCGATACTATACTCCGATTTTTTCTACCAATAGATATATTTCTCTGATTTTTTTTCTGAAAATTTTTTTGGAGAATTTTTTGAAAGGGGGATTGATTGATTAGTGGAAATTACACCGCCAATTTTTGAGCGGCTTCCCTCCGCACTCCGATTTTGCGCCTGGGGGGTTACCCCTATATTGTGCGCGTGTGCGCCTGGTGTGCTTGTGGGGTGTGTCTTGATTGCTTGACCGTTACCAGATCCCGCGCCCGTTCTGGCTCTCTGGCTCTCTTTCCGTCTGTCTTGTGTGTGTTTGGTTGGGTGTTGGGTTGTTATTGTCTTGTAGAGCCTCAAAAGGTCTTTATTTGCGCTTTGTGTGTTGTGTTGGCTCTGTGCAAATTGTGTCCGTTTTGAAATCGTGGCAAATAAGGCCCTTTTCCGGCTCTCTGTTGCGTTTTCTCCCTGGCTCTGGTATAAGTGCCCACAGATAGAAAGATAATGCAATACACGCCAATTATTAAAGTTTTTGTTTTGTTTCTTATCCGTTCCGCTTTGGTTGCTTATTATATTATATAACTTAATGTAGTTTATATACATACAGATAGCACAAAGTCTTGTAGTGTTCCGATTTTGTCCGGCTTGCAGTCCTGAACGATACAACCAGACAATAAAAGCGGGTGCAAACTGCATCCGCTTTCCAAAGCTGCACCCCGTCTATTATTGGGGTATTGGGGCGTTTATTAATTCGGTGCTTAACTCGTCAACCAATTGTTTTAAGGTTGCGTCCGATACTTTACTAATATCTACGGTTTGCTTGCTCTCTGTCTGGATCTCTTGCTTTATTTCGCCCGTTACGCGGTTTTGCCATCTGGACGGGTCACGATTGCAAAGAGCAAATAAAACGGCTGTTACGTTTGGCAGTACCTTTTTATGCACTACTTTGGTTTGTGTGTATTCCTGGCCGTTGGTATCTCGTTTTGTTTCTGTTGTTGTTTCGTCATACTCACAACCGCGTAGTAAAACAATAAGACCGCTTTCGGCTGCGTCCTGAATGGCTTTTAATCGTATTTTGGTGCGTTCTTCTCTTGCGTTTTTAATAGTGTTAGAAAAGTCCAAATTGTCGCTTAAAGCCGCGTAAAAAGTCGCTTTGCTTATTCCGCCCGCGTTGTACGCTTCTTTGTCAGTTGCGCCCGCTTTTATTGCTTCTGTAATTATGTTTATTACTTCGGGCGTTAGTTTTGTTTTAGCCATCTTGTTTTATTTATTGGGTTGTGTATGGTGCAAAGGTATGCAAAGAATTATAAAAAGCAAAAGACCGCTAAAAATAGCGGCCTTTATGCTTGTTTTTATCTGTATATCCTTTTTAGGTTGGGTTTTGTCTTTAGGTTTGATCTATCAATATAAACCAGACCGCGCAAGTAAAAACCATATCTCCAAAGTGTAACCCCGTAAATCGTTTTATATTGTTCCGCGTAACATTTGCGCCCGTTTACGTTTTCGGTTATTGTCTTTATAGTAAAAGTATCTTGCATATTGTTTCCCGTTTTTAATGTTTGAACGTGTTTTGTATTTCTAACCTGAACCCCAAATAAAGCATATTTTCAAAATGTTGTTTTAGTGCTTCTTCGGTTTGTAGTGTCGGGTGTTCCCCGCTTCCGGCCTCGTCATTAAAGAACCAAATTTTGCCGTTTATTAACTCAAATTTTGTCGGGGTGTAGTTCTTATTTGTTGGGTGTGATACTGTTATAGTATTACGCGCTTTCAAAAGTTCTAAATACATAATATTTGCGTTTGTTGGGTTTGTCGCTCTCCTGGTTATTTATAACAAATAACTCTTAATGTATGATTTTACCAGATTTGCGGCCTGGAATAATGCGCGGCCCTGGATCTGGTGGGGTGTTTCCTTTGTGTAAAGTTTGCCGTTTTGGTACTACTTAAATTCGGATGCGGTGCAAAGTCTTTGCATTATTTCTTCATCCCAAATTATAGCGTTTCCGCCTTCGGAATAATGCACCCAATTTTCCGCCCCGTTTAACATAGCCTTATTGAGTATATTTGTAGAGTAGAGATCATCCAAAGCAATATAATTGCCTTCCGCCTGCTCTTGCAGTTTTTCCAATAATTCAACCGCATAAGCCTTTACGCCCTTATCCCAAGCACTACGGGGGTTGTAGAACTGATTAATTCCCTTTGTCGCTTTCTTAATAACTGTTGTTGCTTTCATAATTTTGTAGTTTTAAGTTGGTTGTTTTTGTTCGTTTCTGTCGCAAAGATAAGGCCCTTTTTTCAATCCACCAAAACAAAATCTTATTTTTTTTATGTTTTTCGCTATTTTTTTTGATTTTCGGCCTTCTGGCTATCTGTGACCGCGAAAAAATTTTTGCTCTTTTTCGTGCTGCTTGCCGGATATGGTTTTATTTGGTTGTTTTTCGGGTTGATCCGGCCCGCTATCCTGAACACCAGACCAAGCCGGACACACACACCCGAACCCGCACGAACATACACCCGAACCCCCGCACACATATACGCGCATACGCGGGCATCTGCGCGTACCTGGGTGCATAGGGGCACATAGGTGGGCATCCGTACACATAGGGGCACATATGCTCATAGGTGGGCATTTGCACACGCATAGCGGGGCATTTATTCGCCCGCGCACATAGCGGGGCATTTTGTTTTGTATCGGGGCA